GCCCGAAATATTTAGAATTGCATCTGGTTTTGTCGCTGTTGGGTGTTCCAGCACACACACAGCACAGACGATTACGCGCAGCAATGCCAGCGACACATTGCCAGCGCCGCACAGCAGCGACCCAGCGGGGGGGCAAAACAAAGGCATCGCCCCCGCGACGCGCGGCCACGGTCTATGTGTGTTAATTGCCCCATACCCACACACAGTCAGGAGGAAGCATGGCTAGGCTAACGCAGAGCAAGGCAGAGAGCGTTGCTGAGTTAGTGATGCAAGGGCATAGTCTTGTCAGTGCATGCAAAGAGGCGAAGATCAGCAGGTCAGTGCTGTATCAGAAGATGGGGGAGGATGCTGAGTTAAGTAATCTTATTCGTACAGCGCAGCAGCAGAGTGCGGAGAAGGCATTGGAGGATGTCGAGGTTATGTATCAGGATCAGCTAGAGGGGAAGAAGAAGTATGATCCTAATGTATTAAGGGATTATGCTTTGCATGTCAGGTGGAAGGTAGGCAAGGTTATGCCGGATCAGTATGGTGATGCGAAGAACCGTGCTGGTGTAGAGGTAAGTGACGGCACGGTGCGCATTGTTTGGGAGAGCGATGGTGCAGGTTAAGATCCCTTACAAGCCAAGAGACTTACAGGCAGAGATGCACACCAGCGTAAGGCGTTGGAACGTGCTGGTTATGCACCGTAGGTTTGGCAAGACGGTATGGGCTGTTAACCATCTTATTAGACATGCGCTGACTTGTGAGTTACCAAGGCCGCGGGTTGCGTTTGTGGCACCTACTTTTACGCAGGCCAAGCGTATCGCATGGGATTATGTGAAGTATTATGCGTCTGTGATCCCTGGCGTTAGTTTTAATGAGACAGAACTGCGTGTAGACTTTCCTAATGGCGGCAGGTTAATGCTGTTGTCTGCCGAGAATCCGGATAGTTTGAGGGGTATCTATCTTGATTTATGTGTATTCGATGAATTTGGCATGCAGAACCCACGGGTATGGGGGGAGGTTGTACGTCCTGCCCTGTCTGATAGGGAGGGTGCGGCTGTATTTCTAGGCACCCCAGCCGGACATAATCATTTTTTTGATCTATTGGAGCAGGCCAAGTCTGAAACGGCTAATGGTTCTGACCAGTGGTATCACAAGACCGTCAAAGCCTCTGAAAGCGGTCTGGTTAAGTCAGAGGAGTTAGACGCAGCAAAGGCGCAAATGACGCCGGAGCAGTACGAACAGGAGTATGAATGTTCGTTCACTGCTGCTATTATTGGCGCTTACTATGGAAAACTGCTGGCTGATGCTGATGATGCTGGAAGGATTACAAGGGTTCCGTATGATCCGGCTTATCCTGTGCATACAGCCTGGGATCTGGGTATAAATGATTCAACAGCTATATGGTTTGCTCAAATCTTCCGTGGCGGTTCTGTTCACATTATTGACTACTATGAGAATGGTGGTGTGGGGCTGGATCACTATGCTGAGATATTACGGCAGAAGGATTATCATTACGGCGATCACCTTGCTCCGCACGACATTGAAGTAAGAGAGCTTGGTAGCGGTAAGTCTAGGCTTGAGACTGCGTTTAGTCTCGGCATACGGTTTCGTGTTGTTCCAAAGATGAAAGTTGCTGACGGCATCAATGCCGCACGCATGATGATGCCTAAATGCTTATTTGATAGAGATAAGTGTAATGATGGCGTAGAGATGCTTAGACAGTATCGGCAGGAATGGGATGAACGCAAAAAAGTTTTCAGAGATCACCCGCGCCATGACTTCACGTCTCATGCTGCGGATGCATTTAGGTATTTGGCTGTTGGGTTGGAGAATAAACAAAATCTCACAAAGCCTCCGCAACAAATTGCGATGAATGAATACAATCCTTTTACGTTATGATAGTTGATCTGAACCATTATAAGACAGCTATGGCGATGATGACAGTAAGTGAGTATCATCAGGATTATACTGATAAAGACATTAAAGAGTTTATAGAGCCGCCACTATCATTAGGTAACTATTTGATTATACAGGATGAAGATGGGTTTCCGTTTGTTTTTGCGACATGGGCTTTTCCTGAGATGCACCACATTGACAGCTATATGCGTTATAGCAGGTTTCCGGCATCTGGTTTTCGCGGTTGCGGCGACAGCCCGTGGGTAATTGACTTCATAGCTTTTGGTGGTTTTCAGAGTATAAAAACTGCTTGCCGCTATTTAAAAGACACATTTGTTGAAATGGGCTATACTGACTGCTATTGGTTGCGTACAGAAACAGGAAAAGTTGGCTTTCACGCCTTGAAGGAGCATTGATATGGGATCAGGTGGTGGCACATCAGGCGGTTCAGATAATGTAGGGCCAGCTAGAGGTCGGGCAACAAGAACAACGCCGATCAATATAGCCAAACAAAAACGCGCAACAAACTTTATGACAGATCCTATTAGAATGCGTACTGGCACCGGTAGATTGCCATCTACGCCGCGTTCTACGGTGTCTGAGAAAGCGCGTGAGGTTGGTGTGCGCTACGACTCTGGTGGCAGTGCAACAATTATGAGGACAGCGCCTAGTGGCGAATTGGCTAGGCGTGGCGGGATAAGCCCCAGTGAAGTTTTGGCTACTATTGGTTCTAGTGGATACGGACAGGATGCCGCTGCAAGGCTGGCTGGCAGAACAGATGTCGATAGGCGGCAGCTTGGAAACTTGGCTATGAGGGCGAATGTTGGTCAACTTCCTTTTACGCCGCTAAACATTCTGGGCAAGCGCAGAGCAAAAACAATATTGGACACTTTGATTGAGGGCGGCACACCAGTTACAGGTCAGGCTGGGTTTATTCAAGGCGCTGTTGATACAAAGGGTCGATATGTGGGCAGGTCTGATGTAACGCCTTTGGTTACGCCAGAGGTTACACCAGAGGTTGTGCCTGACGATGCTGGCACAAGTGTCATTGGCACGCGTGGTCGCGGTGTGGGTGTTCCCAGACGCTTGCTAAGAGGTTTGCGCCTTGGTCAAGCGGCGCTTACAGAGCAAACTTTGCTACATTAGGAGTTTAGAATGTCTATGTTTACACCAAGAGTCACTATGCCACCACCACCGCCGCCACCAGAGCCGCCAGCAAGGGTAGACTATGCGCGTGCTGATGCTATGGCCTCAGAAGCCTTGAAGCAGGCTACAGGCAGGCGTAAGGGGCGTGGCGCTACAAGAGTAGCTGGTGCGCTGGGGGAAGAAGCAGTAACCGGACAAACCCCGACATTACTAGGTTAGGTAGCTGAAATGGACCCCATCAAAGAACTCGTCAATCGTTTCGATGATTTAGAAAGCCGTCGTGACAACTGGGATACGCATTATCAGGAGTTGGCAGATTATATGCTGCCGCGCAAGGCTGATATTGTGCGTAAACGCAGTCGCGGCGAAAAGCGTATGGAGAATATCTTTGATGGCACCGCATTACAGTCGGTAGACCTGCTGTCTGCCTCACTGCATGGCATGCTGACCAGTGGCGCTACGCCGTGGTTCCACCTTGCAATGAAAGACCCAGAGGTAGGACGCGATGACATGGTGCAACGCTGGCTGGAAGATAGCAGCAAGCGCATGATTAGAGCGTTTAACCACTCAAATTTTGAGACTGAAGTACACGAATTGTATGTAGATCTCGTTGTGTTCGGCACAGGTTGCATGTTCGTGGAGATGGATGGCGACAACTTGCGGTTTAGCACGCGCCACATTTCAGAGTTTTACGTTGCAGAAGACCAGTTTGGCTTGGTTGATACTGTGTTTCGTAAGTATAAGATACCCGCACGGCAAGCTGTGCAACGCTTTGGGCTGGAAAACGTAGGCAAGTTTATCCAGCGCACATTTGAAAAGAAACCAGATGAAGAGGTAACGCTGCTGCATGCTGTTCTGCCGCGTGATGAACGTGATCCCACGAAACGCGACAACAAGAACATGCCATTTGCATCGGTGTATATTTGTATGGAAACCAAGATGCCGGTAGCGATCAGCGGCTTCCAAGAGTTTCCGTACATTGTCCCGCGCTTTCTAAAGGCAACTGGTGAAGTGATGGGACGGTCACCTGCGATGGTGGCGTTGCCTGACGTTAAGATGTTGAATCTTATGTCAAAAACCATCATCCAAGCTGCGCAGAAACAAATAGATCCTCCTCTGCTTGTTCCTGACGACGGGTTTCTTCTCCCTATCCGTACCCAGCCAGGTGGCCTTAACTTCTTTAGGAGTGGCACAAGGGATACCATTACGCCGCTTAACACTGGCGCAAACATCCCTATCGGCTTGCAGATGGAAGACCAGCGTCGTGGCGCTATCCGTTCTGCGTTCTATGTAGACCAATTACTATCTGCACAGACGCCTAACATGACGGCTACTGAGGTAGTGCAGCGTCAGGAAGAGCGTATGCGCGTTATAGGGCCGGTTCTGGGGCGTCTGATGAACGAGATGTTACGTCCTATGATAGACCGTGTATTTGCGCTGATGCTGCGCAATGACATGCTTGCGGTGCCACCGGATATATTGCAGGGCAGGGATGTGGACATTGATTATGTATCGCCACTTGCACGCGCACAGAAGTCTAGCAGTCTGAATGGTACGATGAAGGCTCTTGAGATTTTGCTGCCGCTTGCGCAATCGCTGCCAGTTGGCGACCACCTTAACCCAGATGGTTTGGTAAATCATGTTGTGGATTCGCTTGGCGTACCAAAGGATGTGCTATTCCCGCAAGCGCAAGTTGAGCAAACACGTCAGCAACGCGCTACGGCAGAGCAAGAACAGATGCAACGTCAACAGGACACAGAAGACGTTTACACGGCTGCACAGGCGGCACAGGCGGTAAGGATGGTTAGCGATGGCAGTGGAAGTTAAGAAGCTGCGAGAGATGTACAGAGGCGTCTTTAGCGAACACGCTGGCGAACAGGTACTAAGGGATCTTGAGGCACGCTGTAACTGGCGTGCTTCAAGCTATGTGGCGGGAGATGCAAATGCCACAGCGTTTGAGGAAGGGAAACGTGCAGTAATCCTTCATATTCACAACATGATGAGTGAGGAATAAATGTCAGAACAAGTGGCTGAACAGGTAGCCCAGCCTGATGCTGCGCCGATTGAAACACCGGCAGAGGTAGCACAAGGCGGGTCTGGTAACGACTTCTTGACCATGATACCAGAAGACATCCGTGAACACCCCAGCTTTGGGCCTATCAAGGATGTTGAAAACCTAGCGCGTTCTTATGTTAACGCACAAAGACTTATTGGTTCGGAAAAAATTCCGTTGCCAATTAACCCAACAGATGAAGATCTTGACAACATTTATGGCAGGCTTGGTCGCCCAGAAGCGCCAGATGGTTACGAGATCAAAGCAGACGGCAACGTAATTACAGAAGATGTTGCAAGTCAATACGCTGAGATTGCTCACAAATTACGTCTTACGCCAGATCAGGCGCAGGGCGTTCTTGAGTATTATCGCTCTACTGTGTCCAACTCTGCGGAACAAATGCAGCAGGCGGTGGCAGACCAAGCGTCTAGCACTGAAGCTGAACTGCGTCGTGAGTGGGGCAACAACTACGATGCCAAGCTGAATGCTGCATCTGGTGTTGCGCGTGAGTTTGCTGGCAGTGATGTCTTGGACATGCAGTTGTCAGATGGCACGCTTGTTGGCAATCACCCTGCGTTCATCAAGGCTTTTGCAGCTATGGCAGACTTCAAGTCTACCGTGACTAGCGAAGACAGCATTGATGGTGCGTCAGCAAACTACAACATGACGCCGAAACAAGCACAGGCTGAGATTGACGCAATCATGAATGATAAAAGCCATGCGTATTGGGACAGTAAGAATGTCACTGCACGGCAGAATGCCATCAATCATGTTCAAGAATTAATGAGCATGATCCATGACAGATGAGGAGCGAATTGAACTGCGTTTAGAGTGTCTTAGGATAGCGATTGAATTTGGCACGCAACGTGATATTATGAATCCATCCCACATGGCACAAATGTACTATGATTGGGTGGTACAGGGTAGCGGTGAAAGCCGTCCTGATGACAGCCGGAAAGACGGCGGCTTGACGCCAGCCAAAAAGGCTAGGAGTGTCCGCAAGGGTAGCACACCGCAAATTGCCAAAATGTAACTGTAGTTAGGAGGTAGGCTAATGTCTACACAAGTCACTACGGCATTTGTGCAACAGTATTCTGCAAACGTGCAGATGCTTTCACAGCAGATGGGTTCCCGTTTGCGTGATGCGGTTCGCGTTGAGAATGTTGTTGGTAAAAATGCCTTTATCGACCAGATCGGTTCGGCTACTGCTGCCTTGCGCACCAGCCGCCATGCCGATACTCCCCAGATGGACACGCCCCATGACAGGCGTCGTCTGAGCCT